GCGAAAGGGAAAGGCTATGATTAAAGACATTGTTTTTTCTTTAGTAGAAATCGGAATTAGCATTCTTTTTGAGACAGTCATTTTAGGACTAATCTTTCAGCAACTTTCTAACCGTGCCGTAAAAGATAATGAGAATATTTTAAGGGCCGAAATGAAGGTAATCGAGGAGCAAAATAAATTCGATTTTCAGCAACTTCAAGAGCAACTCCGAGAATCTAAAAGAGAAATTATCAGCGAGATAAAAGAGAGCTTTAGTTCTCAATAGAAAAGGAGGGCGAAAATGAGATTTTTGCCTTTTAAAAAGAAATCGAAACGTTTTAGTGAGCTCCTCCCTAGTTGGAAGACAGGACAGGACGCTAAATTTAATACTTGGAGCACAGAAAAGGCTATCGCTGAGGGAATGAAAGCCTCAACCTATGTTTACTCCTGTGTCCAGTTAATAGCCCGTAGCGTGGCTTCTGTGCCGTGGTACTGCTATAAGCAAGATTCTAAAGGAGATTGGACAGTTATAGAAAATCATCCACTCCAACTCCTCGTAGATAAGCCGACCCCTTTTCATAGCCGTAAAGACTTAATGGTGGGAATGGTTCAGCATTTATATTTAGGCGGTAATGCGGTCTTTACGAAGGTCAGGGGAGGGAATGTCGTAGCTGAATTATGGCAGTTACCACCAGACGCTATAAAAGTAATTCCTTCTCGAAAGGAGTTTATTGACCGATATGAATATAGCTTGGATGGAGTTACTCAGAATTTCGCACCGAGAGATATTTTACACAATAAATTTAACGACCCTTCTAATCCTTATTGGGGGCTTTCTCCATTACAGGCCGGGGCAAAGGCAGTAGATAGCGATATCGAGGCAGTAAGATTTCAAAAACTCTCGCTGCAGAATAGAGCAATTACGGATGGAGTCTTTACTTTCGAGCACCCACTTACTAAAGACCAATGGGACGAAGCACGAGCGATGGTTAGAGAGCAACATCAAGGAATGAATAACGCACATACTCCGTGGATTCTCGGAGCCGGGGCTAAATGGGAGCAAATGAGCCTTTCCCCTATGGAGTTAGATTTTTTAAATTCACGGAAGTTCACGAGGGAAGAAATTTGCTCCATTTTCCAAGTGCCTCCTCCTATGATTGGAATTCTAGAAAATAGCACCTATAACAATATCGAAACGGCTCGTAAAATCTTTTGGGTAGATACGATTATCCCTTTACTAGAGGACATAAAGGACTGTTTTAATCAGAGCTTAACTCCGGAGTTCGGTACAGGATTCGAGCTTTCTTATGATATCTCTAATGTGGATGCACTCCAGACTAATATTAAGGACAAAATCGAAACGGCTAAGAATCTTTTTTCCATGGGAGTTCCCTTTAATATGATTAATCAAAAATTGGAGCTCGGATTCGATGATATAGAAGGTGGCGATATGGGATATCTTCCAAGCGGATTAATGCCTACGGATATTTTATTAGCTCCTCCTGAGCCTCAAGTTTTGGATCCAAACCCACAGGTTAATCCTAACGAGCCGAATCCTCCTCCCAAAAAGAGCTTAAAAAGGCATAACCTAAGAACCGAAACCCTAAAGGAACGCTATGCACAGACCGTACATAGAAAACGGGATTCATGGGTTATTAACCTTACAAGGAAATCAGCTAAACTCTTTGAGGCAGAAGGGGAAGCGGTAGCAAGAGCAGTTAGAAGCGGAGAAAGTTGGGAGAAAGCGATTAACTCTAATAAAAAGAAATGGGAAATACTTTTAAACGGCACATATCAAAATATCGTTGCTGAAATAGGAAAAGACCACTTTCTAAATATAACTAAAGGCTATAAGCCATCCGAGGAAAAAGGGTGGAGGGATTTCTTTAATCCTTATAGGGCCGATATCACGAAATATATCATAGAGCTTGCCGGAACGAAGGTTACTCTAGTCAGTGATTGGACGAGGCAAGTCATAGGGGCTCTAGTTTTAGAGGCTCAGGATTCTAACGATACCATGGATAACCTAGCGAAGAATATTAAGAATACTTTTCAAGAATTTTCACGATACCGAGCCTATAGAATCGCTAGAACTGAAACTCAAAATGCGTTAGGTTTCGCTCAATATTCAGCCGGAAAGCAAGCGGAGGAAATATTAGGGGAGAAGCTAGTCGGTGAATGGTGGACGAGTCTGGATGATAGGGTACGGGATTCTCATAAGGATTTACACGGAGAAAAGGCTCCTCTAGGAAAGGCTTTCTCTAACGGCCTTATGTATGCGGGCGAATATACCCAAACGGAGACTACTGGCGATAATATAAACTGCCGTTGCGTGATACTACACCATTTTGAAGGCGAGGAGGATTTATAGTGCTACTAAAAAATATTGATTTCGAATATAAAGCTGATTCCTCATTACGAACATTCGAGGGTTACGCTTCGACATGGGATAAAGACCTCGGAGGGGATCAAATCATTCCGGGAGCTTTTAAAAAAACCATTATGGAGAGATTTCCACGGAACAAAATTAAAGTTCTTTGGCAACATAATGAGCCTCTAGGAATTCCCACTCATATGGAGGAGGATTCTAAAGGGCTTTATGTAAAGGGCTATATCAGTAAGACACGGCTCGGAGACGAAGCTCTAGAGCTAATGAAAGATAAAGTAGTGGACCAAATGAGTATAGGCTACGATGTAGTCGATGACGATTTAAGCGAGGATGGTTCTACTCGATTTTTAAAACAGTTAGTTCTTTATGAATTTAGCCCGGTAACTTTCCCAATGAATCCTCAAGCGGATATCGTATCGGTCAAGACTCACTTTAATAGCCTCGTGAAAGAATTTTCCAACCCTTTAATGGCAACAATGCTTAAAGAGGGAAGAGCTTTAAATAAAGCGAATGTTCAAGCCCTAAAAAGTGCGGTAGAAACGCTTCAAACTATATTAGCCCAAGTAGAAGGAAAGGACGAGCCGAAGAATCTTCACTCGTTTGAACCTTTTAAGGAAATCATAGCCGAAATGAAAGGCTACAAAATAGGAGGCACGAAATGAACTTTTATAAAATGCTTTTACCTCTTAATCTTCAGTTATTTTCTGCGGATTTAGGAGGCGGAGGAGCTACTCCACCGAACCCAAAAGACCAAATCGACTTAAAAAAGCTGCAAACTGAATTCTCGGATTCTTGGAAGTCTTTAAAGACCCTTTTAGACCAACAAGCCGACGAAATGAGAACTCTTGGAGGAACTAGCACAGAAACGGCTAAAAGTCTTCAAGCTATCGAAACCAAAATTACTACTTATGAAACAGAACTAAAAGGAATCACCGATAAGTATAAAGAGTTCGAAGTTAAAATGAATCGCCCAGGATTCGGTGGGGGAGAACGTCCAAAATCCATCGGAACTCAGTTTATCGAGCATGATTCTTATACAAAATCTAATGGAGAGCCTACAGGCCGTATCGGAATTAAATCTTTCTTTACTAAGGATTTAGATTCTACTGACCCAAGCGGTGGTTACTTCACTGGAACCGAAAGAATGGGATTGATCCAAACTCCTGATTCTGATTTACGGATTCGAGATATCCTAAATGTTCAAACGACTACTTCTAATGCGATTGAGTATATCCTCGAAACTGGATTCGTAAATAATTCAGCCATCGCACCTGAGAAGAGCTTAAAAGCCCAATCAGATATTACTTTCGATATCGAAACGGCTTCCGTAAAAACTATTGCCCATTTTATTCCGGCTACTCGTCAAATTATCGCTGATGCTCCTATGCTCCGTAATTATATTGATGGTCGCTTAACTTATGGATTAAAAATGACAGAAGAGGCTCAGATTCTTTACGGTTCTGGAGTAGGCGATAATATTGCCGGAATTATGACGAATCCTAATATCCAAAATCATGGAGGAATTGTAGGAGCCGATACTCGAATTGATCACATTCGTCGTGCGTATACTCGTTCCCTTTTAGCCGGATATCCTGCTACTGGAATTATCCTTCACCCTTCTGATTGGGAAGATATCGAACTCGCTAAAGGCACAGACGGTCATTATATCTGGGTAAATGTAGTTAGCGGAGGCGAAGCTCGTTTATGGAGAGTTCCTGTCGTTCAGTCTACTGGTATGCACGAGGGAGAATTCTTAACTGGAGCGTTTGGTTTAGGAGCTCAGATTTGGGATAGAGAGCAAGCGAATGTACGTATTTCCGAGCACCACGCAGACTACTTTACGAAGAATATGTTAGCGATTTTAGCCGAGGAGCGTATTGCTCTTACAGTTTATCGCCCTGAATCTTTCGTTAAGGGAGTATTTACAGCAGCGGTATAATTTTAAGCCACAGAACGGGGGCAATTAGCCCTCTTTCTGGTTTATGAATACTAGACAAGCCGAGGTGACTTAAAAATGCAAATGGAAGCCTTAAAGACGTTTTCTTTAGGTGGAGCCCAGTTAACTTTTCAAGGGGATATTTTTACTTGTGCAGAAAACCGAGTCGATGAATATATCCGACTAGAGTTAGCAAAGCCAGTAGAAGGAACGGTTAATAATGAACCTACTCTTTCCCCTCCATTGGATGTAGCCCGTACCGATTATACCGAAGAAGAATTATTGGCGATGACTCTGAAAGAATTAAAAGTAATTGCTAATAATATCGGAGTAAGCGGTTATAAAAGCATGACAAAAGCAGAAATAATCTTCGCTATTCGAGGAAAACAAGCTATTAATAATCGAGGAGGTCTTTAAAATGGCTAAAAACCCAAATGAAAAACCTAATACTCAACAAGATACGGAATTCGCTGAGGAAACTAATCCGGCAAGAGTGGTGGATCCAAACCAAACGGTAGCTAATGAGCCGGAGCAAAAAGAAGATGAAAGAGCACGGGAGGAAAAAGGCGGTAATAACCCTCGTGGAGCTAATCAATATACTAGTGGTCGTGTAGACGATAGAGGGAGAAAAGAATAATGCCGACTTATAATGTTTCTGCGATGGCAGACCGTATTAAATACTTAATGGCAGACCGTAATATTTCAGAAGCGGAAGCTACGAGCCAAGTTCTCGATGATATGGGCTTAACCAATGAGGATTTACCTACGGAAGTTCAAACTCAGCTAACGAATCAACTTGCTGAACCAACTACCGATAGTGAATTCGCTCGTAATGATAAAGATAGTATCGTGAACCGTAATGAGCCCGTAACTTATGATTTAGGTCAGGAGCGAGTAGATTTAACTCCTCAAGACGAGACTGTAGAACCACCGACTGAGCCAACCGTTTAAGGAGTGATTTTATGGCTTTTTTTGACCGATTAACTAATGATGGGAGCCCTGACCAAATCACTCTCGATTCTATGAAGCGGTGGCTAAAAATAGAACATGATTTGGACAATGATATCCTTATTAATCTTAGAGCGGTTGCGGTAAATGAAGCCTATAACTATACTCAAGAATCTTTTGAGTATGAGAATGATACGGGGGAATTGGTTGAAAAGCCGATTCCCTTTAATATTATAATGGCTTGTCTCATGTTTACTGCCTATCTTTATGAAAATAGAGGCGAAACTGATATCGTAATGCCTCTTAACTGTATGAAATTACTGACTCCATATAGGAGGCTTGTCGGAACATGATAGGGAGCATGAAAGACCGTATTCGAGTAGATTCCGAAATTAAAACGGATAATGGACGAGGCGGTTGGACCTATACTTATACGACTTTAGGAACTTGGTGGGGGAAAATTACCGAATTATCAGCTAGGAATATTATTCAGTATCGACAGGCTGATATGAATGTGGACACAGAAATAGTTATGAGGGCTAATACAAAAATCTCTCGTGATTGCGTCCTTTTCGCTAGAGGTAATAAATATAACATCGAGGAAGTTACCGAAAAGACAAATGGTTTCTATGTCATTATGGCGGTAGGTGAAAAAATTGCCGAATAACGAGGTTAGATTCTCATTAGAAAATTTTTTACCGGAGATTCAAGACCAATTAAGTGAGGCACTCGGTCAGGGACTTCTAAAGGGGACAATTTTAGTACGAAATGAAGTTCTCAGGCTTTTAAGCGGTCAGAGAAGCGGTAAACTTTATAAGGTTCCGGGAACTAGAAGGACATACAGAGCCTCTCAGCCCGGAGAACCTCCGGCAAGTAGATTAGGCCACTTACGGAGTTCATATGTCTATAGAGTATTAGGTACGGGCCACCAAGCACAGGGATTTGTAGGAAGTGAAGTCGAGTACGCTCATTATTTAGAGTACGGTACTTATAAAATGGCTCCTCGTCCTCATTTAATTCCGGCTATGAGGAATTCCAAGCCTAAAATAGAAAAGCTCTTTAAGAGGATTATACGATGAGTGTAATTACGGCTATCTATAACCACTTAATAGCAGATGAAAGGCTCGATTCTTTAGTAGCAAGAAGCAGTTTGAATCCTTCAAGACCGGCCATTTATGATGAATGGGCTACGAATGAAACGACTTTTCCTTATGTCTGTCTTTCCTTTAGTTTTGGAAATAGCGATGTTCATTTTGCGAAACATGAAACCTTATTAAATATAGATATATTCACGGAAACGAATAGTATTTTAGCCGAGGATATAAAAGAAGCCTGTATTTTCTCTTTAGATAGACAAACTATAGTTGACGAATCAGATGGAGCGTTTATTCGTTGCTATTATAACCGTGATGGACAGATAACAGAGCCCACCGACGGGATAACCCATTGGAATATCGAAATAAGCCTTTATCATTGGCGAAACAAGTTTATAGAGCACCTAGAAAATGCGTAATAGGAGGCTAATACGTTGAGCAGAAAAACCCATGGAATAACTACGGAAACAACGAAGAGATTCTCTATTGATAGTGGAGCAGTATTCTTGAATCTCGGTGAGACTGTAGGCGAACGGCTTTTAGGAGCTACTAGAGGTGGAAATACTTTTACCGTAGAGCAAGAAATTAAAATTATCGAAGTTGATGGAGCAAAAGGGCCACTTAAAGGAGCTCGTCGAATTACAGAATCTTCGGCTAAAATTAAAGCTAATATTTTAGAGCTAACTACGGCAAATATCATGTTAGCGATATCTGGTTCGACAGCTACTAACTGGACTGACCCAACCTCTACTCCGGCTACGAATACCCACGATGAAATAAGAAGGGTTCGTAATATCTCAGACCTCGATTATGTTAAGAATATCGCCATCGTAGGAAAAGTAACCGGTACGAATGAGAATATTATTTGCATGGTTTATAACGCTTTGGCTGATGAAGGCTTAGAACTCGCTTTTGAAGATAAAGAAGAGGGTATTCTTGAAGTTACTTTCACGG